CCTGAGTTTTCAAACAGGCGCTTGACTTCATAGCGCAGTTTCGCAGGGACAGTTGGCAGGATGGTGAAGCGGGGGTCAGGGCTGTTGCGTGGATGGGCGTGTTGATCTGATTGGCACGTACCCGACTGCTCACAGTAAGACCCCGATCCAGCGGCATCCTGTGGTGCTTGGTTGGTAGGCTCGACCTCGACAGGATCAGAGTCTTCATCGGGTGCGGAAGCTTTGCCTACACCCTCGCCCTCGACTGCCTCGCCGCCTTTGCCGCCATCGCCGTCACCAGCACCCTCGCCATCGCCCTCAGAGGCGCTTTCGCCCTCGCCTTGACCCTGACCCTTACCCTTGCCGTTTTCCCCCTCTTCCTGCCCGTCCTGATCGGTCTCAGACCCATCGCCTTGGTCATTGCCTTGGTCACCTTGCTGGTCATCATCCAAGCTTTTTAATTGATCCATGATCCACTTAGCCACACGCAATGTGTCGGCACTGTTTGCGCAGTCATCAACCATCGCAGAGGCTTTGTCAAAGATGGGCTTCAAGCCATCCGCAAGCGGCACACGCTTGGCATATTGGCGACCATGAGCGGCAAACACAAACGGGTATTGCAAGGGGTTAGCCCAATCGATTTTGGCTTCAAAGGCTTTGTCGATCATGTTGTTGATCAGGTTGGCAAGCAGGGCTTCAATGTTGCCCGTCAGCTTGGCTTTGACTGCCATGCGTTCAATCCATACGTCCTCGACTGCATTGTGTAAACGTTGCACGTATGGTGTATCGCCACGCACTGAGAAGTCGGTGTACTTGCGGTGCAACAGTTCATGGATAACGTACCCACAGTAATCCTCCAGCACTGAGCGGGGAACAACTGCATCATCAGCAATGTCAGCTAACCACAGTATTCCACGCCCATTGATACAGGCGGTTTGAATGTCGGCACTCCATCCAATGCGGACGTTGCGCAGATTCAAATAAGAGCAGACCTTGTAGCCAAGGGACTCGACTGCCGCCCGTATTTCATAGCCTTTGTAAAATGCTTTCATGTTTAAACGCTCCTGATTAAAGTTGGTCAACGACAAAGCTTGCATCGATACAAGCGGCATACACACTCGCCAATGCGGCATGGGACTCAGATGGTTGGCGTTTAACAACAGCACAATTCCATGCATCCTCGACACTCAGCATAGGCAATGCTCTGATAAAGGCAATCACTGATCGGATTGATGGGGCATCCACGATATCGCCCGTGGTCACTTTAGATCGGGCAACGTTAATCGCCTTGAGTACGTGCCTTGCGAGATCTTCAGTGCAACCCGTGTGGCGCACCACTGCATCGACTTCTTTGTTCATTGGCAGATAAACAAAGTGGACGATACGGGCAAAGCGGTCAACCAAGGCGCTATTCATGGTGCGTGTACCAGCGTAGCGACCTGAGTCATCGCCGTTGCCCAACGTGTTATCAGCGGCAAACACCAGCACCCCGTTGGCTTTGCGGCGTACAGCACCGCCGTAGGACACTGCGCTGTTGGGTTCAAGAAAACCATTGAGTGGGGCAAGTTCACCAGCATCAGCGTTGGTCACCTCATCCAACAGGATCACAGTGCTGGGGCAGGTGTATGCCATCAGAAAATCTTTGGGTTGAAACACTGTCGCCCCGTTGACCAAGCCAACAGCACCCAAATAATCTTCGGCAGTGGTGTACTTGTGGAAGTTGATGCGCACGTAATTGCGACCCGTGCAGGCGGCAAATTGACGGGCAGTCTCGCTCTTACCCGTACCTTTTTCACCGCCAAACCACAAGTTTTCGCCCGTAGATTGAGACAACAGCAGTTGTCGCAGGATGTACTCAGTCCAAATGAAGTTGGGGTCAATCGCTGGGGCGTTGGGGTGATTCCAAATGTCCACGTTGACATGGTTGCCATGCACGTCACGCACGTCAACCCCGAATACGTCATTCACGGGTTTTGATTCAACCACGTAGACCCCTGTGGCCTCAGCAACTTCGGTCATCAATTCGGGGGTAGCCGCCTGTTTAAACGGGGCAAACGTATCAGCAACAGCCTTGGCGATTTGGGTTTGCAGGGCATCAGGATCAACCTCGCCACGCACCTCGCCAAGCTTTTTATTGATTGAACGCTCAAGCTTAATCACATTGTCGCAAGCATCAATTGCCATGTCAGCAACAGTGCTGACCCGTGTGGCAAGGTCAGTCAACCCCGTATTATTTGTTTTTGACAAGGCATTGGCATCCAAGGCGGCATCCATCGCCCGATTGACAGTGGCTTCCAGTGCTTTGATTGATGCGGCAGATGCACCCGAAACGCCTGTTGGCGACTGTCCTGTATTTATTATGCTCGCCATAGGCAAGGCGTTGCGGATGGTATCCATTGTTACGCCATCCACTGCAACCGACATTGACAGTCGGGTAATGGCTTGCTTCATGTCGGGCGGGTCTTGGTTGTACAACTGTCGGTACGCACCAGTGATGGTTGCGCTACCAAGGCGGGATATTTCAACTTGCACGGCTTTGAGGTCTAGAGTTGGCATGATGTTCTTTCGTTTAAACAGTAAAGGTTTCGCCGTCTTGTGGGCAGATCGGCAGACCAAAGGTCAACCATTTGTTGGTCAGGCGGACTGTATAGCCGCAATGTGGGCATGATGCTTTGATCATGCGTGTCCCTTGGACTTTGCGGTCAGAGTAGGACAGTTCGCCGTGCGGGTACTCGCCCAGCCCTGCGATCAGTCCAGCGTAGGCAGTGGCGAATTCTTTTGTGCCACGGGTTGACTTCCATGCATTCTTTGCGGCAGGGTTGCCCGTGGGTTCTAACAGCATGGCAGTGGCGGTCTTTTGGAAGTTCACGCCATGATTCATCGCACCCGCAGTGGCATGGCAGAGTTCATGCACCAGCACGGCAAACACGTCAATGGGGTCTGCGATGGTTGGGCTGATCAAAATTTCAATGGTCTTGTCTGCGCTGTTGTCAGATGCCCAGCATTCGCCAATGGCTTTACTGCGCTTGGCATTCAAGGGGAAACCACAAGCCACACGTATGCGCTTGGGCAGGGGTCTGCCGATCAGGTCAAAGCTGGTACGCAATTCAGCGACCCCAGCTTGTAGCCACTCTTCACGGGTTTGAAAATTAGTCATAGTGAAAATCTTTCGGTTGGTTGGTGCTAGTGAAAGTATAACGCATTTCACTAGCAGTTAGTTTACACGGGTTGAAATTTATTTTCGATCAAGCCTTGGTCAATCAAGGCGGCGGCGGTGCGTCCAAACCATCCCTGTAAACGCCAAGCCAATCCTGTATCGACAAGGTACTGCCATGCGGCAAAGTACTGATCCTCAGAGTCGGCATCAATGAAACCCTCTGCGATGCCCACGGCGGTGTAATGGTTCATGTTCAACCCCTTTCGTTCAAAGCTTCGGTCATCACGTGACCAAGATAGATGCCGCCGATCACCAGCGAGGCGATCCACAGATATCCGCCGTCAACGTGGGTTGCGCCAACCAACAAAAACACGGCGCTTGCAATAGTCATAAAAATGTAGTACATGGTTTGATCCTTTCAAAGTACTGGTTTAGTGGGGAGTCCACTGGTATGCCCCGCAAGGCATACCGCTAGGCTCACAGCGAATCGATCAATGCGTGGGCAGACTTGATCAGTCGGCGGGTGCGCAGGGTCTTGGACTGCAACACCATGCGGCGGTCACGCACGGCATCCAGTTCGGCGTAAAGCTTTGCCACGTAGGGGTGACCAAGGTCACGATCATGCAGGGCAAGGGTTGCATGAATATCGGCAATGGCAAACTCACATTGGGCGATGGTGTAGCGGCTCACCTTGGCGGCGGCGGTGCGGTTCAAGTCGGTGTAGTTCATGGGGTCTTTCAGGGTTAGGGTTTCAGGGGGTAACGTTTAAACAGTACAGCAACCACAGCAGGGGGCATCAATGCACCGCCCCGCCTTGTTGCGGTAGAACTCTTGTCCGCCCACGTTGAAGACGTGCGACACGTATGCGGGGCGGCGGTTGGTGTAGTCGTTAAACGACACTTGGCAGTCATCAGGTTCGGTGAGGTATGCCTTGCGGGTCACAGTGTCGTAGGTGATCCAGTCACCCTTGCGGATGGGTACGCCTGACAAGGCACAGCGTCCAGCGAATCGGGCAGTCATTTGTTTGCGCATATTGGTCTTTCGGTTGGTTGCTTAAGACCCCATCACTGGGGTTTCGCCGCATCACGGCTCATCAGTTAAGCTGGGTGAACAATCAGGCATCCTGCGTTTTCCCACTCGCAGAACAAGCCATGCTGGTGCAAGACTTCATCCAGCTTGGGGTTGGTGTTTTCATACTGCCAATCGGCACGGGCGGCGTACATATCTGCCCACTTCCAGCTTTCCTCACGCTCTGCGCTGATAAAGAAGCCGTCATAGTCGGATCGTTCAAACACTGGGCATCCCAGCTTTTGCAGTTGGTTGAATGCTTTGATGTAGATGCGTTTCATGGTGATACCTTTCAGGTTGGTTGGTTTAAACAGAGGCGAGGAAACGGGTCACAGACTGGTCAACCCAATACTCATTGGCGAGGGTCTCCAGCACTTGGGGCTTGGTGAAACCTTGGGAGAGCAGGGTTTCGATAACTTGTTTGAGGGTCTTGGTCATGGTGCTAGTCCTAGTGATGTTGTTGGTAACAGGACTATAACGCAAGCTTGACGGGTTGCGTTTACACGATCTAAAAAAAAGTTAAAAATAGTTGACGTAAGTACTTACTAACTTAGGTGTTTGGGTTTGCAAGACATTCTTATATGTTGGTGCTGGTTCTAAGAGTTTGTATACGTAAGGTTTAGTTTTATGAGGTAAATAACTTAAGTACACTAAAACGCTTAAAACGACCAGCAAGGCGGGGAAAATCAAAAGCCAAGGGGTAGGTGAGGGTAAAAATAAAAATCGCTTGTAGGGGTGTTTAAATCGATCCTAGACCCATGTGGATAAGGTCAATACCAGTGTGGATAAGTTGTTATGCACAGCGGTCTGCGGGTTGTCCACAAAATCGGTGAGTTGTCCACATTAACAAGTTGTGGATAAGATAACAACCTGTGGACAATGCGAACAATACTGTTTAAACTACCAGCATGGGATTTTGTACAGGTGCAAGCCACTAGCAGAGGGTTATCAATATGCAAAAGATATCAAAAGACGAGTACTTGAAGGCGCTGGAGGATGCTGGTCAGGATGATGAAGTTGATCAGAATGATAATGATGATGGGCTGGGTGAAATCAGCGAAGCGGAGCGGTTGGCGGCTCACGCAGATGCACCTCTACTAAGGGCAGATGGCAAACCTCACAGTAGTGAGTCATACACAAGGGTGAGACCTCTATCACCATCGCAGTTGATGTTTGCCCAAGGGCTAATCAGAGGGCTGACGTACAAACAAGCTTACAGGGACGCATACCCAAACGCACAAGGTAGTGACGGGTCAATAACGACAAGCGCCTACAGGCTGTCACGTGATCCACGCATTGCGGAGATGGTGAGGGATGCACTGGAAGAGACAGCGGAACACCTTGCAGAGGATAGAGCGGCGACTCAAAGGTATGTGCTGAGGCAGTTGGTTGCGCATAGTAAGCAAGCCAAACAAGAGGGTACGAAATTAAAAGCACTTGAACTACTTGGCAAAAGCACAGGGTTGTTCATAGACAAGGCGGATGCTGAGGCAAAGCCTGTGAGTGCAGAGCAATTGAAGCGGGAGTTGGGAGCGCATCTCAGACTACTGAAGACTGACAAGCGTAGTGCGTAGTGCAAGGCGTGGCGCTGTGCAGTGCGCACGTCATTCGACATCGGTCATCGGCGTATGCGTTGTGTTTAAACGAGGGGGTATGGCTTGCGATGCGTGTGTGGCGTGACCCTGCCGTACCCCGACCCCCCAATCTGCACGTGAGCCTCCCCTCCGCCCTTTACGCTCTAATCCACTCCCACAATCATCTCCTGCACACATAATGGTAACGTTCGCATCCCAACACCCCCCCATACCTTTTCTTTTTTCCACACCCCCGGGGTATATAAAAATTCCGTTTAAACCCCTTGCGAACGTTCGTGAGAACGTTTAAACTTCCGGTATGACACCACGCAGACAACTCGTCCTAGACTTCGTAAAGGCTTACATACGTATCCACGGCATAGCGCCGTCGTATGAAGTCATTGCCAAAGGTTTGGGTATGAAGTCCAAAGCCAATATCCACAGGATCATTCATAGATTGCAGGCTGACGGTTTCCTTACAACCAAGCCACATAAGTTTCATTCCATCAAGGTGGTTGATCGCAGTGTTAAGGAAATGGCCTCCTTGTGACGTTACTGACCAAAACAGAGATTGCTGAGTATTTGTCCATTGTGGACAGCTTGCCTGAAAACGAGAGAAACAAGGTTTACAGGCTTTTGGAGATGGACAGGGTTGAAAGATGTCGGGAAAATTATCTGTATTTTGTGACGCAGATGTGGCCCGGGTTTATTTCAGGTAAACACCACCAGATCATGGCAGATGCTTTTGAAAGGGTTGCCAACGGGTCTTTGAAGAGGTTGATCATCAATATGCCTCCAAGGCATACAAAGTCAGAGTTTGCGTCATATCTGTTGCCATCATGGTTTTTGGGTAAGAACCCCGCGAAGAAGATCATCCAAACAGCCCACACCGCAGAATTGGCTGTTGGTTTTGGTCGTAAGGTCAGGAACTTGGTGTCTTCTGAGGCTTATGGGAAAGTGTTTGACACTAAGCTGTCCTCTGATTCAAAAGCCGCAGGACGCTGGAACACTGACAAGGGTGGGGATTACTTCGCTATTGGTGTTGGCGGTGCTGTGACTGGTAAGGGTGCGGATATTCTGATCATTGATGACCCGCATTCTGAGCAGGAAGCTCGCCAAAACAACCCCGCAGTGTTTGATAGTGTGTATGAGTGGTACACATCAGGCCCTCGCCAGCGTCTACAACCCGGTGGAGCCATCATCATTGTGATGACCCGATGGGCAAAACGTGATTTGACTGGTCAGATCCTTAAAAACTCCGAAAAAGATGGCGTAAATGAGTGGGAAGTCATTGAATTTCCTGCAATTTTGCCGTCAGGAACGCCTTTATGGCCCGGTTTTTGGAAAAAAGAAGAGCTTGAAGCCCTGAAAGCTGAACTCCCCGTCGCTAAATGGGAAGCGCAGTACCAACAAAACCCCACTTCGGAAGAGGGAGCCATCATCAAGCGGGAAATGTGGAAGGTTTGGGAGGATGAAAGACCACCACCCTGTGATTTCCTCATCCAGTCATGGGATACCGCCTTTGAAAAATCAACCCGCGCAGATTATTCAGCTTGCACCACGTGGGGCGTGTTTCAACATCCCAATGCGCAGGGGGATATGAAGCCCAACATCATCGTCCTTGATGCGTTTAAACGACGTATGGAGTTCCCTGAGCTTAAACAAAAGGCTTTTGAGATGTATAAAGAATGGAATCCTGATGCCTTGATCGTGGAGAAGAAAGCCGCTGGCGCACCGTTAATTTATGAACTGCGCATGATGGGCATCCCTTTGTCGGAATATACACCAAGCAAAGGAAACGATAAGATAGCGCGTGTAAACGCAATTTCTGACCTGTTTGCCTCTGGAATTGTCTGGCGACCAGACACCCGTTGGGCAGATGAACTGGTGGAAGAGCTTGCTGCCTTCCCCAATGGAGACCATGATGACCTTGTGGACTCGACCAGTCAGGCTTTGCTCCGTTACAGACAAGGTGGGTTTATCGGCATCGACACCGATGAACAAGATGAAATCAGGTATTTCAAAGGCCGTCGCAATGAGAAGTACTACACAGTCTAAGGATTAAATATGGCAATGGATAAAGGTTTGTACCAAGCGCCCCAAGGCATTTCTGATGTCATTGGCCCTGATTTAGAGATTGAAATTGAAAACCCCGACGCAGTCCGCATCGACACGGGGGATGTTGAAATTGAGATGTATCCTTCCAAAGAAACCTCAGATGATTTTGATGCAAACCTTGCGGATTTCATGGATGAAGGTGTTCTTGATTCCCTTGGCTCTGATCTTATTGATGATTTTGAAAAAGATCAGCGCGACCGCAAAGATTGGATCCAAACCTACGTTGACGGCTTAAAGCTCCTTGGCTTGAAGTACGAAGACCGGACTGAGCCTTGGCAGGGAGCCTGCGGGGTATTCCACCCAATGCTCACCGAGGCCGTTGTCCGCTTCCAAGCCGAGGGCATCATGGAGACCTTCCCCGCAATGGGGCCGGTCAAGACCCAAATTATTGGCAAAGACACCCCTGAAAAAGAAGACGCAGCCCAGCGCGTTCAGGCTGACATGAACTACCAACTGACGGAGGTAATGACAGAGTACCGCCCAGAGCATGAAAAGCTCTTGTGGTCTTTGCCCATCACCGGCTCGGCTTTCAAGAAGGTCTACTACGACCCAAGCAAAGGTCGTCAAATGTCGGTATTCATCCCCGCAGAGGACATTGTTGTCCCCTATGGCGCAGTCAGTTTGGAAAGCGCAGAGCGTGTTACCCATGTAATGCGCAAAACCAAGAACGACATCCTGAAGCTTCAAGACGCAGGTTTTTATAGGGATGTGGATCTGGGTGACCCCGGCTATGACCTTGATGATGTCGAGAAGCAAAAAGCTGAAGAAAACGGCATGTCAGCCATTCAAGACGACCGCTTCCGCATCCTTGAAATGCATGTAGACATTGATCTTGAGGGGTATGAACACACAAATAAGGCTGGAGAAAAAACAGAAATCGCCCTGCCTTACGTAGTCACCATTGAAAAACAGACCGGCAAAATCCTATCTATTCGGAGAAATTGGTATGAAGGAGATGAACTGCACCTCAAGCGCCAACACTTTGTCCACTACCAATACATCCCCGGTTTTGGCTTCTATGGTTATGGTCTTATCCACCTTATCGGCGGCTACGCGAAGTCGGCGACGATGCTCATCCGTCAACTTGTGGATGCAGGAACACTCTCGAACCTACCCGGCGGCCTCAAGTCTCGCGGTCTCCGCATCAAAGGTGACGATACACCTATCCAGCCCGGAGAGTTCAGAGATGTAGATGTCCCGTCCGGCAGCATCCGCGACAACATCCTACCCCTGCCGTACAAAGAACCCAGTCAGGTTCTGTATAGCTTGTTCCAGACAATTGTTGAAGAAGGCCGAGCGTTTGCCTCATCAGGCGACATGAATGTTTCTGACATGAGCGCAAATGCTCCAGTTGGTACAACCTTGGCTATTCTTGAGCGTCAACTCAAGGTGATGGGCGCAGTCCAGTCCCGTATGCATTACTCAATGCGCCAAGAGTTCAAGCTTCTCAAGGTGATCATTGCCGACTACACGCCCGAGGAGTACCCATACGAGCCTGAAGAAGGCAATCAATCTGCCAAACGTTCTGACTATGACAACGTTGATGTCATTCCTGTTAGTGACCCCAATGCCGCCACAATGGCGCAGAAAATTGTTCAGTATCAGGCAGTTCTTCAGTTGGCCCAACAAGCCCCGCAGCTGTATGACATGCCCTTGTTGCACCGCCAAATGATTGAGGTTTTGGGGGTTAAGAACGCAAGCAAGCTGGTTAAAACTGAAGAGGACATGATTCCGACCGACCCAATCACGGAAAACCAAAACATCTTGAACGGGAAAAGCGTCAAAGCCTTCATCCAGCAGAACCACGATGCCCACATTCAGGTGCATATGGCGGCTGTTCAAGACCCGCAGATTGCCCAAATCATGGCGCAAAACCCCCAAGCACAGGCAATCATGGCTGCGGCAATGGCTCATTTAAACGAGCATGTGGCCTTGAAGTACCGCTTGGAAGTGGAAAAGCGCATGGGCATGTCTATCCCCCAAGAAGAGCAAAACAAGGCTGTCAGTCCCGAGTTGGCAGACCATATTGCCATCATGGCGGCAGAAGCAGCCCAACAGTTGCTTCAACAAAACCAACAACAAGCTCAACAACAGCAGGCTCAACAGCAGATGCAAGACCCAATTGTCCAAATGCAGATGCAAGAACTCCAGCTTAAACAGGGCGAGCTTCAGCTTAAACAGCAAAAACAACAGATTGACGCAGCCGCCAAGGCTGACCAAATTCGTATTGAGGAAGCTCGTATCGCGGCTCAAAAAGAGATCGCTGCTATGCAGGTTGGCGCACAGTCAGCAGCAAAACGAGACCAATTAAACCGGCAGATGGAAGCCGACGGAATGCGTATGGGCATTGACGCTGCAAAACACCGCGCTCAATTGGCTGTACAGCAAGCGCAACGGGCGGCGCAAGTTAAACAGCCCAGCAAGAAAGGAAGTAAGTGAGTGATTATCAAGCTCTGGCTTATGTAGCCAAAGAAATCCAAAAGTTAAAGCAAGAGCGTGAAGCTTATGCGGCGGCTGGAAGATGCGACACGATTGAAGAGTACCGAAGAGTCTGCGGAGTTGTCCAAGGTTTGAACTTTGCAGAAAACATCATTGAAGACCTTGTGCAAAAAATGGAGAAATCTGATGACTGAATTTGACGTTGCAGCAGTTGATCTGTCTGGTATTTTGAACACTACCGCAGAGCAAAAAGCCAAGCAATTGCCTGACCCAAAGACCTTTCGCCTTTTGTGCGTTGTTCCCGAAGCAATGGAGGAATACCAAGACAGCGAAGTGGGTCTTATAAAAGACTCAAAAACCATGCACTACGAAGAGGTTCTGACTCCAGTCCTATTTGTGGTCAAGCTTGGCCCTGATGCCTACAAAGATGTAACACGATTCCCCAACGGGCCATCGTGCAAGGAGGGTGACTTTGTCATCGTCCGCCCCAATTCAGGAACTCGCCTGAAGATCCACGGTCGTGAATTTCGCATCATCAATGATGATTCGGTTGAAGCGGTTGTGGAAGATCCGCGCGGAATCACCCGTGCTGCATAAGGAGAAAACATGGCAACAAAATTTGACGATGATTACACCTTCCCTGATGACGTAAAAGTCTCGGCAAAGGACGACGAAAAGTTTGAAATTGAAGTGGAAGACGACACCCCAGAGCAGGATCGGGGTAGGAAAAAAGCTCCACCACCAGACGATCCAACTGACGAAGAGTTGTCTACATACGACGAAAAAGTCCAGCAACGGATCAAGAAATTTACCCGTGGCTACCACGATGAACGCCGAGCCAAAGAAGAGGCCCTGCGTGAACGGGAAGCTGCGGAACAGTTTGCCAAAGAGGTTTATGAGGAAAACAAACGCCTCAAAAACCAACTGAAGAGCGGCAGCGAAGTCTTCATTGAGCAAAACAAGTCAACTGCACAGATGCAGCTTGATTCAGCCAAAAAACGCTTCAAAGATGCGTATGAGAGCGGAGATTCAGATGGCGTGGCAGAGGCGCAAGCCGAGATCACCAAGGCCACCTTGAGGATCGACCGAGCAGAACAGATGCGTCCAATTGACGAGCCTGACATTGCCCCACCTCCACAGCCCGCAGCCAAGGTATCCCCCAGAACGCAGAAGTGGATCAACGCAAATGCTGACTGGTTTGGCTCAGATGATGAGATGACAATGACTGCAATGGGTCTTGACAAGAAATTGCAGAAAGAGTATGGTGCGGACTATGTGGGTACTGAAGAGTACTTCCAAACCATCGATAAAACGATGCGCAAACGTTTTCCTGAGCATTTTGAAGATGCTCAGAGCCATGAGGATGACGACACCTCCTACAAAGCGTCAGAACCGGATGAGGACGATAGACCGCCCCGCCGTGCAACAAAAATTACTTCCCCTGTGGCTCCGGCCTCAAGAAGTACCCCACCTAACCGCATTCGCTTAAAAGCATCCGAAGCCGCCATTGCGCGTAGGCTCGGCGTGCCTATTGAAGAATATGCGAAACAGGTTGCTCAACTTAAAAGGAACTCTTAATCATGGCTGAAGCTAAACAAAACCGCGCTGACCGCGAACTTGAAACCCGTAGAACGGATTTTCGTCCAACGTCTTGGCAGGCTCCTGAAGCTCTGCCTATGCCAGATGAGCGTCCCGGCTGGAAACACCGGTACATTCGATTAAGTACGCTTGGGACGGCTGATCCCAGCAACATTTCCTCAAAGTTGCGTGAAGGATATGAACCCTGCAAAGCAGAGGAATATCCCGAACTAATGATGCACGCCGCTATCGAAGGCCGTTTTAAAGGCGGTATTGAGATTGGTGGACTGTTGCTCTGTCGTATCCCGGCTGAGTTTATGGAACAACGCGCAAAGCATTTTGCAAACTTGAACCAGTCTCAAATGGAGTCGGTGGACAACAATTTCCTTCGTGAAAGGGATGCTCGTTCAAATATGGCGTTATTCGCTGATAAGAAGACGAACGTTACTTTCGGTTCTGGTTCTTAAATTTTAGGAGTCCTTAAATGGCTTACCCAACGATTGACAAGCCTTACGGCTTGAAGCCAATCAATCTATACGGCGGTACACCCTTCGCAGGTGCAACTCGTCAGTATCGGATTGCTTCTGGCTACAACACCGCTATTTTTAACGGTGATGTTGTCGAGATGATTAACGATGGCACGATTATCAAATCTGCTGTTACATCTGCTCGCGCAACTGTGACTACCTCGCAAATCATGGGCGTTTTCATGGGCTGTTCTTACGTTAACGCGCAAGGTCAGACCATTTTCGCTCAGTACTTCCCAGCAAACACTACTGCCCCAACAGGTACAGTTATTACCGCTTACGTGGTTAATGACCCCAACACCTTGTTCAAAGTGGTTATTGCTGCTGGTACTACCGCTGATGGCGCAGCTTCTGGCTTGTTGCCCTCTTCGACCACTCAATATACCGTTATTGGTACAAACGTGGAATTGGTTCAGAACACTGGTTTGACAACTACTGGCGATAGCCGTGTAGCTGTTGCAGCATCTGCAACCACAGGAACACTGCCCATGAACGTCGTTGACGTTGTGCCTGAGACATCTTATGTCAATGGTTCTGGCAACATCGTGTTCCCCGAACTCATCGTTCGTTGGAACTTTGAGATCCATACAACCACTATCGCCTCTGGCGTTTAAACAAGGAGCTTAAATCATGGCTATTTCACGCGCACAGCTACTGAAAGAGTTGCTCCCCGGCTTGAACGCTTTGTTCGGTATGGAGTACGCACGCTACGGCGAAGAACACAAAGAGATCTACGAAACTGAGACCTCTGAGCGTTCTTTTGAAGAAGAAACCAAGTTGTCCGGCTTTTCTGCCGCACCTGTCAAGAACGAAGGCTCTGCCATCGCTTACGACAATGCGCAAGAAGCATGGTCAACTCGCTATACCCACGAAACCATTGCCTTGGGTTTCTCAATCACTGAAGAAGCGATTGAAGATAACTTGTACGACAGCTTGTCTGCT